TTCATGTATTATCAAGAGAGATATCCTCTTCATTCTCTCTTATTAATTCCTCGAAATTTTGGACTTGACCACGCTGTCTTTGTGGCAGTCTCGGGACGTCGTTGAAGTACAATCCTCTATTGTACTGTTCAACCACCCTGTCGTACATCTCATAGTCATGATCTGTGTACGGGTTGAAGACAACACGCGATCCATCACCTGCAGTGATGGTCCGTTGTTTATCAGAATTCAGCCACACATAATTTTCATAATTCTTGCGGGCTATTTCCTCTGGGAACTCTCTAGGTTCCGGATACACCAAGTTTCCATTTCTCTCGGTGAATCTAATGGAGGAGCCGTCTCCGGCTGTTTTGTAATAGATTCTGTCTTCAAATTTAACATTCGTGTCACCTCGGTATCTGTATGGCTTCATATCAGATTCCTTAAATTGTTTCTCTGTGATCCACGAATCAGTTGTAGGGATGGTAATTGTTACAGGAGCTTCTCCAGTGTAAAATTGACGCATCATATTGTCATATGACATCGACAAATAGTCTCTCTTTACATCATATTTGGTAGCAAGGTAATTGCAATTACGCATTATGGTATTGTAATTTCCTTCATTAGCACCGCATAACAATGCAAAGCTAAATTGTCGGTCAATTGATTCAGCCACATTATTTGGTGACTTAACAACTGTTATGTACTTGGACATGACTCTCTCTTCATCAAACTTCGCTACAACATGATCGTTGTACTTGTCAAAGCTTCTTTTGAGGAAAGTGACGTTTTGGTTCGAACTCCCTTCTTTAAAGGCTGGTTCTCCCCAGGCATCAAAAGTCATTGGCATACCCAACTTCCGGGCTATGTTTTCAATTTGCACTTTTGATCCTTTTAATCTTCCAGTATCGGACAACAAAACATCATCACCGTAGTGTGATTTCTTTGTCTCCTGGATTTCTTTCTCAGACAATCCAGTTTCCAATAACGCGTAATTCCATAGTAACTGATGGTTGCGGGAATTACCTGATGCTGTGTCAAAAGCACCAGTAGGAAATAAATTGTCATAATGAACGATCTGTCCATTTGGATAAATCACATGCTTATCTAACATTCCGGACCTCAATGCATGATTCAACTTTTGTCTGAATTCTTTGCTTTGTCCAGAAGTAGATGCAATGGTATCCATGACTTCTATTCCTGCGTTCATAATTTGGGTCGGCATATACTTGTCTTGCGCAGTGAAATCGGCGCAATAAAAGACTGTATTCTTGCCTTTATTATGATAGTTATATAGG